AATGCCTAAAGACGCTTGTTATAGAAAAGTTAAAGCACGGTACAAGGTGTTCCCATCTGCGTATGCAAGTGGGGCTATAGCTAAATGCCGTAAGGTAGGTGCTGCCAACTGGGGTAATCGAAAAAAGACCAAGTAATGGCTGTACGGAAGACAAAGGAAGGTGCTGCTCTCAAGCGGTGGTTCAAGGAGAAGTGGGTAGATGTACGCACTGGAAAGCCTTGTGGTCGCCGTAAAGGAGAAAAGAGAGGTACACCTTATTGTCGTCCATCTAAGCGTGTAAGCAGCAAGACTCCTGTAACTAAAGGAGAGATGACTGCATCACAGAAACGATCAAGGATAGCCCAGAAGAAAAAGCTAGGGCAACCAGCAGGTAGACCTCAAAGAGTAAAGGCGGTAAGACGTGGCAATAAATAAGAAAAACATGAAATGCAACAAGCCTCGCAGACAAGTATCTGGAGGCAAGAAGTTCGTTGTAAAAGCCTGTCAGGGTGGCAAGGAAAAGATTGTACGTTTTGGAGATGCTAATATGAGCATCAAGAAGAGCAACCCAGCACGTAAAAAAAGTTACTGTGCAAGGTCAGGCGGCATCAAGGGTAAGAGTAATAAACTATCAGCTAACTACTGGAGCCGAAGGGCTTGGAACTGCTAATGGCAAGGTACGACACATACGGTAAACAAGATGACCGCATAGCTGAAGAACTCGATACTGGATTTATTGGGTTCAACAATCGCTTGCGTCCAGACCAGTTGCCTACAGGAGTATTGACGGAATCAAAAAATGGTCGATTGGGAATCAACGGAGAGTGGCAAACTCGAAAAACTGTTGATTTTCTAGCATCCCCATTTCAGCCAGCTCCACTTAAAGTGGGTTCTACTCGACTTCATGATGGAGCATGGCCTTCTATTTCTGGAACTCCCTCTATTAGCAGTAGCACAGTGACAATATCCTTTGCTACCAACGCGTTTCCCTATGAGGGTCAAGCGGCTGCAAACTGGGTTGGGAAGGTAGTCAACCTCACTGGATTTGCGGGAACTAATGCAATAGGTACTAGCATTCCTATAGACGGAAACTATTCTATAGCATCTGCTCCAACTAATGACAGAATCACAGTGGTCATAACTGGACTCACGAATATATCTACAGTGGGTACCGTTAGAGGTCCGTTTCTTGATGATACCGCTATCAACGACATTGAAGATGCAATAGAGTACAGCGATCCAAATAACAATTCGGAAAGTTATGTACTGTGCGTAGGAACCAATAAGGCATCTATTGTAAAAACATCTGATAGCTCAACTCTAGATATTGACTACCCATTAGGTTTAAATGCAGCCGGAGGTCAAGCACTACAAGCATTTAACAAAGTATTTATTTTTAGAGACGGTAAGGTCGCTTTGGAGTGGGACGGAATAATAACCGGAACCCCCGAATTTACTAGAGTAGCAAACGGATCTTTTACAGAACCAGAAGACATTATAGTGCCTGCTGGTAGTTTTCAGATAGTGAAGCAGTTGGCAACCGTAGTATCCGATACCGGATCACTTAGCCAAGGTACTTCTATCTTTATAAAAAATGGTGTAAATTCAGGTATTGAAGATACAAGTGATTCAGGGTACGACATTAGTGGCACTGGACTAAGACAGGCTGTTCCAAAGGAGGAGCCTGCCGGAACTTTTGACTTCGAGTTATTCGTAAAAGAAGTTTTTGTTACAGATACTAGTCCTTTAAGCATAAGCACAACTAGCCTTAGTACAACACCCGGAGTCGATTCTTTTGCTGGGTACAACAAAGCCACGTTCACTACATCATCAGGACACGAGCTAAAGGTCGGTGATCCTATTAGTATAGCGAACTACCATACATCTGTTGATGGTAACAGGATCGTAGCTGAGATAGGTAGCACCACAACATTCTCAATTTATATATCTGGAACATTAAGCAACCAATCTCCTAGTGGATCTCCCACTGTAGGCATCAAAAAAGGCTTTACGTTCTCAGTACCTGCTGAATGTACAGATGGAAGAAAGACATCAAAGGATACACTTACGGCTACTCCAACCTTCTTAGAAAAAGCATCAGAAGGTTCTGGGTTTATTCATATGCCAGCTCCTCCATTTGGAGCATACCATCAAAGAAGAATAGTAGTTCCGTTCAGGTACTCGATGGATGAAGATACTAGCGGTACAACAATTACCGATAGAAATATACATGATGAGCTTGTATTTTCTCAGATATTAGATAGTGATACTTACGATTTCATGTTTGGTCAGTTTAGACTGAACGCTGGAACTTCTGATTTTATTGTAGGACTACATTCTTTTTCCGAAGATAAGCTAGTTGTTTTTAACCGAAGTAGCATACATTTAATTAGCAATAGTCTAGTATTGAAACAAGCAAAGAGCACATTGATTACAGATGAGGTGGGTTGTTTGGCTAGAAAAAGTATAATTCAAGTAGCTAACAATCTTATATTTTTGTCCGACAATGGTATTTATGGAGTAGACTTTCAAGACTTGTATAACTTACGCGGAAGAGATCTTCCCATATCTGCAACTATTGAAGCAACCATTGAAGACATAAACAAAGACCATGCAGAGAATGCTGTAGCTGTATATTTTGATAACAGATATTTTATAGCTCTTCCAACTGGGAGTTCAACAACGAACAACACACTTTTAATTTACAATTTTATAAACAAGAACTGGGAGTCCATAGATTCTATAAACGATACTGCTTGGGACTTCACCCACCTAACCGTAGCTGGAAAGGGTCAAGACCGAGGAGTTTACGCAACCAATAGAACCGGAGGTGTACATAAAATCGAAGGAGGAACTGGAGGAAATGACGTATACGCTGTTCAGACAGGTTCTGTTGCTAAATCAGAGGCAGTTGTTTCTTCAGCTACAACTAGGATGTACACACTTAAATCTATAGATAGAAAAAAGTGGAACAATTTTGATCTACACATAGAGTCTGAAGCAGGACTTGCCAGCAATGGCAACCTATCTATCGAGACAGAAAACGTAGATAGCAACATAGACCTTGGGACACTTGCAAGTTTTAACAACGGCAGTCAGTTAACAGCCGGAGAAGACTATTCAATTAGAGGAAGAATCGGAAATAGAAGAGCATACGGATTACAATTTACACTAGATACCACTTTTGGAAGACCAAAATTTAGATCCCTGAAAGTAGCAGGAGCAAGAACTTTTAGAAACCCAGCAACAGCAGAATAATGGCTATATTAAGCAAAGGAACAACTTACGCCGACGGCGATCAAATAACATCAACGAACCTAAATGCACTTGTTGATAGTGCTACTTTCGCGGCTGGAGCAGTCGAATCCGGAGGAGGTTTACAGCTCAACGGAAGTGGTCAACTCAAAGTCGCTGGAAACGTAGACATCGGAACATCGAACCTAACAGCGACTGGATCTATTAGTCTTGGTGCCACTACCTTCAACGATAACAACATTACGAATGTTGGATCTATTGCCGTAGACACCATCATAGCAGACAATACAGAGGTTACTATTGATACCGCTATTAATGTTGGTGTAAATGACGCTGGTCATGATGTTAAATTTTTTGGAGACACCTCTGGAGCATACATCCAGTTTGATGCCAGTGCTGACAAGCTATTGACTGCTGGCGGTGCCACTGTTGACATTGTAAAAGACAAGCTGCTTATAGGTGGTACAGCAGTAACGACAACCGCTGCTGAACTAAATATTCTTGACGGAGTTACATCGACCACTGCGGAGTTAAACATCCTTGATGGTGTTACGTCTACTACTGCGGAGCTAAATTATAATGATACTGGAGCATCTGTAGGAACTGTTGTTGCTGGCAAGACTGTTACTGTAGATAGCAACAAAGACGTATCTAGTTTTCGAAACGTCACTGTTGCCAAACTTGCTTTATCAAATCAGCAAATAGAATCTACTGTTGAAGATTCAAGCATAAGCGTTCAAGGAGGAATCACTGGTGGAGCATTTAGTTTTTGGTACGGAGGTTCGCATGGATCTCAACCTAATTTTAAAGAAAATTTAGCTGCTACAACAAAGTGGTTTTCTGCCGATGGAAACACGGAAAGAATGCGACTTGATAGCACTGGATTAGGAGTAGGCAAAACTCCAAGCACCACATTTGACGTTAATGGATCGGCAGCTTTTTCTGGAAATATAGACGTTGATGGAACTGCCAACTTAGATGCCGTAGACATTGATGGTGCTGTTCAAATAGACTCAACGCTTACTGTAGGCGTAGATGATACTGGTCATGATGTTAAGTTCTTCGGGGCAACTAGTGGATCTTACATGCAATGGGATGAGTCACTAAATCGCTTAATAGTTAACGCAGATGGGGTTGGTATTAAATTGGATGGTTCATCAAACACAACCAAGAGCATTTTCTTTAGGCAGACAAATTCATCTAATCCTGCACAAGTTTAT